CGCGTCCCGCTATTCACGCGAACCAAGTACCACGTGCACCCGAGGCCAGAGCCGTTGCCCAGCCAGCCGAAGAAGTAGCCGTTTTGGATTGCGCTGTGCGAGTTGGTCGCGCTCGTGTACGTCGAACCCGACACGCGGGCGCACACCATGCCGATCGTCATTCCGTTGTTCACGAGCGGAACGCCGGTGAGAACGCGCACGTTGAACGCCATACGCACGGTGCCTTCGGCGTTCGATTCGAGCTGACGCCAGAGGTATCCAGACGGGTCGGTGCTAGGCGTCGCCGAGCTCGCGTCCGCACCCTGCGTCTTGGAGAACGCATCGGTCAGGTCGGAGGCGTTGACGGTGCTCGTGTAGCTGGACGAAACAGGATGCGCGAAGCTCGCGGCGCTCCACCACGCGGCCTTCAAGTACGCGGACGGCCAGTCGCCGTAGGCCGTAGAGCCCGCGGCGAAGTCATCCGAGGTAGGCCAGACGTGCGTCATGCCTAGGCGTTTCCGACCGCGACGCGAAGGGCCCGGCTGCTGCCGTTGCTGATGGACGAAGCAAGCGCGCGCTGAATCACGGGCATCTGCGACAGGACCACGTCGGCCGCGCCGCGAGGATCGAGCGACGTGACGCTCAGCGAGACTTGGATTCCTGCGCCGCGCGAGGCCGCGAAGGATTGCCCGCCGCCTTGGATGCCGAGCGTTGAGAAGCCGCCGCTACCCAGCGAGATGGAGCCCGCCGCGCCGCCAGCCGCAACGCCAGCCCCGCCGGCCGCGCCGACGCCAGCGCCGGCCGCAGCCCCACCGAAGCCAAAGAAGCCGAGCACGCGCAGCGCCGCTTGTTGCGCAAGGATCTGCGCGCCGAGCTGGACGAACGAGCGCCCAAGGTCGCGCAACGTCGCTTGCCCCTGGATCGCCTGCGCGAAGAAGTTGGAGAGCGCGTTGAAGCTGCCGAGGACGACTTGGTCGCCGATGCTGCTACGGATCGCGTTGCCGAGGTTGTCGAAGGACTGTGCGGCCTGCTCGGCGAAACTGGCGATTTGCTGCGTTTGCTGAACGGCCTCGGTGAACTCCAGCGGCAGGAACTGCGATTGCTCGCGGCGGCGATTCTGTGCGACACGGCCGGCGACAGCACGGCGACGCGCGTTGGCTGCGTTGAACTCGGCGCTGAAGGTGGAGCCGGAGCCGCGCGACGAGCCGGAGCCGCCGGAACCGCTGGGAATGAACTCGAAGCCGCGCGGGATCTCGAAGAACTCGGGCGCGGGCGGGCCGAACTGTTCTCCGGTGCGCAGCCGCTGTAGCGCTTGCTGTTGAATTCCGCGCTGGATCTCCGCCTCACGCTCCGCGATGTAGTTGGAGAATCGAAGGTTCTCGGCAAAGATTTCGACCTCGCGTGCGGCACTTTGCAGCCGATTGCGCAAGTCGTCCGTGACGGCCACAGGATCTTCGGCGCGACTGACAGCGCCAGTCCGTGGATCTTTCGTGAACGACAGGCGTTGGCGGCCCTCGGCCGCAAGCGCTTCGACGAGTACGCGGAGCGAATCGGCCCGCCCGATGACCTGCGCCTCTTGGTCAGGCGAAAGCCCTTGCGTTGAAATGAAGTTCTGCGGGATCGTAAGAGAACCAGTCCCCAGTCGCAGGGCTGGAATGTCTATCCCCGGCCCGCGGGATGCCTGCTCGGCGGCCTCGCGCGCCCGGCGCAGTGCGTCCCAACCCGCGGCGGTCTGCTTGAGGACTTCCTGCTCACGAATCAGCTTTTCCTCGTAAGCCGTAATTCCAAGCGCGTCGCGAAGAGCCTCGGCTGCCGCCTCCGCCGCCTTACTGACGAGGTCCAACGCCGACGAGAACCCGGCGACCTTTGCCACGACGTCGGCCGCAAAGATGCCGATAGCGGCCTTGCCGAGCGCCTCAAACTTCTTTTGCGCAACGTCGGCAAAGTCGATCGCCTTCTTTTTCGTCGCGTCGATGCTCGCCCCGGCGTTCGACACGCCAGCCGAGAGCTTCGACGCCGAATCGTCGACCCGGTCAAACCCCGCCTTCGCCGTCGTAGCGAAGTTGCCGACAGCCTTGTCGGCCTTTTGCAGCGCAGGCGTCAGCTCGTCGCGGACGGATACGTCGATGATGAGTTTTTCGTCAGCCACGCTTCATCGCTTCCTCGCGCTTGCGGCGCTCTCGTTCGATTGTCGATCGCTCGGCGTTGATGACGTCACACGCGCGCGCGAAAAGCTCCGGCTGGTCCGACCATCCGCCAGCGTTCGGCAGGATTCCGCTTTCGAGCATGTGGTAGCTAGATAGCGCTTCCGCCACGTCATCGCTCGCATGGCTGTTCGGGCAGCGGCGCAAGAACTCGAAGCCCTTGCCGTCGCAGGCTTCGCAGTCACGCGAGGAGCCGTGGCACTTTGAGCAAGTGATCCGAAGGACCGGCCGCGGCGCAGGCTTGTCGCAGCCCCACTCTTCCCTGAGCGCCGGGTCACGGTGGCAGCTCGGGCAGCGAGGCTTGACAGTGTCGTCCCAAAGCCCACGCGCGACCGCCCTTAGTTTCCCACGTCGGCCTCGGACAGCGCGCGCTCGATCTCCGGCGAGAAGGCGAGTTCCTCGCGGTCCTTCTCGGGGATGCGCGACAGAGTCTCTTCCGTCGCGAGGCCGGCCTGGTCCTTTTTGAACTCGGCCGGATGCCCGTTCGCTTCGAGCAGGTTTTCCCAGCCGGCGAGCGTGTAGCGAAGCTGCGCGATGATTGCATCGAAGCCGCTTTCCTTGAACGCCTGAGCGACCGCGCGGCCGCCTGCGATCGAACGCGGCTTGAGGATGTAGACGGTCTGCTTTTCCTTGGGAAGCGCGCGCTCGCGCGAGACCACGTAGCGAACCGTCTTTGCGTAGTTGACTGCGATTGCCATGCGTTGCGGCCCTCCGGTGCCGCGGGTACTAGGCGGTGATGTAGGCGATGAGCAGATCGTTGCGCGCGTTGGGGGAGTCGCCCACGTTCGCCATCGAGCCGCCCGTCATCTGGAAAGCAAGCTCTTCGGTGCGGATGCCGTTGCGGTCTCCGACAGTCACGCCCGTCGTGCGCAGGCCCGGCACCTGATGGACGAACTGGTTGCCCAGCGTCGAGCCCACCGTGAACTTGAGCGCGCCGACCTTGTTGTCTTTGAAGTTGGTGATGGCCGGGTAGCTCGCTTCGAGGTCGGCCTCGGGGTCGATGCTGCCAGAGCCCGAGCGGCCAACGATCATGTACTCGCGCACGCCGCTGGACGCCGATGCGTCATCGCGCGAAGCCAGCGTGTTGTTCGCGTTGAGCGTGATGGCCGAGAAGCGCGCCGCGTAACTGCCCGCGGTGCCTTCGGTGCGCAGTTCGACGGACGCGCCGAGCATCGTCGGCGGGATCTCGTCTTCGTAGGTGATGCCGGTCAGCTGCGACGTGTCCGCAATCGCGCCGAACGCGCCGCGGAACTCGAAGCCCATCGTGACGGGCTCGCCAACGCGCGCCGACAGCGTGAACGTGCCGCGCATACCGATTGCGGTCTTGCGCTTGCCGTCTTCGTACAGCGCGCACGTGAGCGTCGGCATGTCCTCCTGCGCGATGGCCGAAGCCGTGCCGATTGACGTGCTCGGGAGGGCCGTCAGCGTCTCGCCTGAGCTGTAGATCTTGGCGTTGCGAACGCGGATCTTCGCCGTACCGCCAGAGCCGGTAGCGTTGATCGACTCGATAACGCCAATCGCTCCCGACGTGCCGCCGGAGATGACGTCTCCAACCGCGGGGTCCGTTCCGCTGTAGGTGACCGTGACAGTGTCGAAGTCAACCGGACGCCAGCCGAAACCCGCCGCGGTGTTCGCGTCCGTGCTCGGAGTCGCGGTCGCGCCAGACGTTCCGCCCGTCCAGACGCCCGAGTTGTTTTCTGATCCGACGACGTCGTAGACGTAAAGCGTCGTCGTTCCGGTGTAGGTGTCCATGAACACCTTTGCCGTCGCGCTGGTCCCGGTCTGCGTGATCGTCTCGCCGTGACGGAACGGCCCGCCGGTCACTGCGCCGATGGTGACCTTGTAGAGCGTCTCGACTCGGTAGCCGCACGCCTTCATGAACTTCGACCACGTCGGCTCGGTCGACGAGCTGTGGCCGGCCTCTTCGATCGAGAACGTCAGCGTGGCGTCCTGCCGACCGCTCAGGCCGGGAACAGGCGTCAGCGTCTCGCGCTTGATGCGCCGGTCGAACGTCGGGAAGTCGAACGCCATGCGCGCATCAATGAGCTGATGCTTCGCGTTCGCAGCGCTGTAGACGCCCGTGTCCAGCGTGCCGGGGACGTCCTCAATCTTGGCGGCGAGAACAAGCCGATTGGTGAGTGATCCAGACATGGCTAGGTGGCGGTGTTGGGGTCGTCGTACAGGTGGCGGAAGTGAATCAGCACGGTGAGGTCGACGCTTGGGTTAGCGCCGCCCTCCTCAACTCCTAGCGCAGCCTCTTGGCTCTCGATCCGCGTCCAGCAGGCAAGCCCGCCGCGCGTCGTGTCCGCCAATAAAGCCTTGCGCACGTCGGCGGCAAGCCAGTTGACGCTCTCGAAGCCGGATTCCCGGTCGAGGACAACGCCGCGAATGGTCAGCCGCATATCGCCGGTCAGCCGGTTTGAGACGTTGTCGCGCCACGTGATCGTTGGCACGCCGATCAAGAGCAGCGGGAACTCGCGGAACTCAAGCATTCCCGTAGGCCGAATACGCTCGACTCGCGCGATCGTGTAGCGGTAGTTCGGCGTGGCGATGCCTTCGAGCGTCGTCTTGACGTTGTCGAGGATGGCCTCGTCAACCGGCGTCCCTGTCGGGTACGGCATGGCTAGAGAACCTCCTCAAGTTCCAGCGCGATCGAGGCGTGCATGTACGTCGACAGCGACAGATCGGGCCGCTCGGCGAACCGGACGCGCACGGCGTTACCGTCGGGGTCGGTCCAGTCCATCGCGAGCACTGCGCCGTTTTCGTCCCACGCCTCGCGCACGAGTTCGTAGACGCCGCGCGGGGCGACGGGCCAGTTGAGCCGCCAGCGCCGCAGCTTGCGCTCGGACACGCGACGCCGAAGCACCGCGCCGTCAGCCGCGCTTGACTGATAGGCGCGCTGTGCGTCGCGCGTCTCGATGTCGAAGCCCAGCGGTAGCGCCAGCGTGCTCACGCGCCCCTCGCTTGCTGGACGATGCGACGCGCGGTCGCGTCAAGGATCGACCGGCGTTGGCTGGCGTTCTCCCGCCAAGTGCGATACCAGCCGAGGTTGCCGTGGATGCGGACGCTTGTAACGAGCTTCCATAGAAGCGCGAGCTTCCCGCCTGCGCCTTGGCGCTCCGCAATGAACAGCCCGCCCTTCTTCGACTTGAAGACGAACGTGTCCGCTCCGCTCGCGCGGTAGGCTCCAGCGCCGCCGGCATACTTGCCCTTGATCGTTCCCGACGCCGTCTTGGTCGCGTCCAGCGGGACGGTCAGGAACTTCTTGGCCTTCGGGCGAATGATGCCGCCGCGCTCTTGGATGTCGGCGTACTTGACTCCCGCCACGAAAACGCGCGTGCGAATCCCGCCGATCCCGCCGACCTGCCGCGTCTCCGTCGTGAATCGGTCGCGCAGGAACCCCGTGCGAGTCTTGACGAGGCCCGCGCCGTCGCCGCGCATCCGCTGCGCCATCGACGTAACGTGCTCCTCGCCCATGCGCTTGGACGCGATGACAAGCTCGCGCTCCACGATCGTGGGCAAGCGCCCGAGCATCCGGCGCAGTCCATCGTCGACCACTCGCGCGTTGACGTTCACCGCAGGAACACCCGTCGATGGCCGGCGAGCGCCTGCTTCGAGCTCTCCAGCATTCCGAGCGCTTCGTCGAACGCGGTCGAGCCGGCGTCACTCGTGACGTTTCCGCCCGGCGTGTTGCGCCGGTTGTATTCGTAGGCGCACTGGATGTCGGCCGCGCGCGCGATGTCTGGATAGGTCGCGACGAAGTCGGCCGTGTCGTCAGCCATACCGCCGACGTAGACAACCTGGACGTAACCGGGACGCCGACGATCGTTCAGCGGCATCTCGATCAGGAAGCGCACAAGGCCCGCCGCCGAGTCCTCCAGGACGTACAGGTCCGAACTCATCGCCGTGGTTCCAGCGAAGTCGCTCGGGTGCGATGCGTACTTGATCGACGTAATCGACGAGACGGGCGCGGCGTCGAGCGTTACGACCGTCGAAAGCTGCGCCAGCGGAAACGTCTTTGTGTTGGTAGTCCTCAACACCTGCCGACGCATGTAGCGCTCGAAGCGGCTCGACACGTCGGAGATGATCTGCCCGATTAGCGAATCGTATGCGCTCGTTGAAAAGCCGCCGAGCGTGCTCTTGACGCGCGTGAGTGTGGTTAGGTCCATGCTGTAGACGGCCTCTGCCCAGTCGAGATAGATGCGGGTTACGCCGTCGCTGTCGAGCACAAACGGGCGCGCGGTGGGCGGCAGTCCCGTAGGGTCGAAGTCGACCGTGATCTCCGTAGTTCCGTCCGAGTCAAGGACGGTCAGCGTGTCGCCGCCGTCGACTGCGACGTGCGCAATCGAGCCGTCCGAGCGCCGAACCGGAACCTTGTAGATGGTCACCGCGGCGTCACTCCTGGTTGAGGACGATGTGGGACACGTCCAGCGTCGTCGCCGGGGACGATGCGACAGCCGTAGTCGCGCCAACCTCGTTGACCAGCCCCGACGCGCCGCCGATCGTCATTACCGTGTCCGTCAGCGCGGTGATGGTGCCTGTGCTCAGGTTGTTCCCGGCGTTCGAGAACGACGAGAACGAAACCGCGTCCGCTGCCGTTCCAAGTCGGAACCCGTCGGCGATCCAGCTGCCGGAGGCGCGCGTGAACGTCTTAGCCGCGGCGTCGACCGTGATCGAAACGCCCGCCGCCGTGTAGCCGGCAATGTTGCGATTGCTCGCGTGGATTTGAAGCGCGGACGCGGCAGCCGGCGACGTGGTCGTGATCGTCGAAGCGTTGACCCACGTTCCCGTTGCCGTGTCGTAGTTCGAGCACTCCCACTCGCTCGTGTTGACGTTGCGGATGCGGAAGACTTGGTAGGTGTTCGCGACCGCAGGAATCGACGTAACAACTTCGGTCTGGTCCGCACTCGTCGCGCCGCCGTTGGCCGTGACGAAGCGCCAGACGGGCGAGTTGTTGCTTTCGCAGGTGACCGATCCGGCAGGCGACTCGTTGACAAGGGCTCCGCCGGAGCACTCCATGACCGTGTCAGTAAGCGCGGTGATCGCGCCGCCCGTGTTGTTTCCGGCGTTCGCGAATCCAGTCCAGGTAACCGTCATGCCGACGCGGAACCCTTCGGTGATGAACGATCCGCTAGCGCGCGTGTAGGTCGTCGCCGAGGCGCTGACGACAACGCCAGAGAGCCCAGCGGTCTGGATGATCCCGGTAGCGCTGACGCTTGCGCCGCTGGGACGGCATGTACGAACCGCGCAGCGTCGTCGCGTTGCCAGTCGGCTCCGTGTCGGGCTTGACGTTGAGGCGATCGGTGAGCCCGCCGACCTTCGAGCGCCAGAGCTTTTGATCGTAGGCCGTGACGCCGTGGAAGTCGCCGCACCACGACTGGAGCAGCGAGCGCCCGGTGAAGCCAGCTTTCGGCGTCGACTGCAACGCCGACAGCGGGAAGGCCCGTTGCCACTCGTCGCGCACGCGCACCGTAGATCCCTCGACAACCTCGAAGCGCGAGCACTGCGCCGCGAAGTCGCCGCCCGTCACGGTGACCGCGCCGTTCATTGCGAAGCCGTAGCGCCCCGCGGTCGCGATCTTTGAGCCGGAGGTGTCCGTCACGTCGAAGACTTGCGTGTCCGTCGTGTCGCCGCCGCGTCGATAGCCTCCGCGCAGCCGAACGTCGGAGCCGCTAGCCGAAACGGTTAGGTAGACCTCGCCCGAGCGTGACTTGAACAGCTCGTCGAAGTTCGACGCCGATAGAACCGACGATGTCGAGAACGTGGACGATTGCAGGATCGTTCGCGTCCCGCTATTCACGCGAACCAAGTACCACGTGCACCCGAGGCCAGAGCCGTTGCCCAGCCAGCCGAAGAAGTAGCCGTTCTGGATCGCGCTATGCGAGTTGGTCGCGCTCGTGTACGTCGAGCCCGACACGCGGGCGCACACCATGCCGATCGTCATTCCGTTGTTCACGAGCGGAACGCCGGTGAGAACGCGCACGTTGAACGCCATACGCACGGTGCCTTCGGCGTTCGATTCGAGCTGACGCCAG